ACCCGGAGCAAAACCAAACGATATTTATTTATATGTGGGGGCCTCGATCCCGGCATTGCGGGATAAGGTTTGCGCCTATGGATATGATCCTCTTAACCCAACTCAAGAGTCGATTAACTTAACTAAACAAAAAGCTAAGAAAATCAGAACTATATGTAAAGTTCTCCACCTCAGCGCTGGCTATGGAGCGGGACCTTTTAAGATCCACGAGACTCTTACTCAATCTGGAATTGAAATATCTTTAGAAGAAGTTAAAGAAATACACACTGCCTATTGGAAATTATTTGAAGGGGTAGTAAAATACCAGAACTTTTTAAAGTCCGAGTATAAATTAAACGGGGGATGGTTTCTCAATGGGAGAGGCATGCCGGTTAGTGTGGCCGCCCGGTTGGAAAAAGACATTCTTAATAGATGTATCCAATCAACTGGACACTTTAATCTTCTTACTTATTTAAAACATTTAAAGACCTTACGAGATTCTGCGGACTTTAAAATTAATCCTATCATGGTAGATTTTCATGATGAAACTATCTGGGAAGTTAAAGCGGAAGATGCTGAAAAAGCTATTAAATTATTTAAATCTGTGTGGGAGTTGACAAACAAAGATCTCGGTGGTATAATACCTCTAAGTGGAACTCCAGAAATATGTTATACTTTCACAGATTTTAAATGCGAAGGACCCTATAAGGTAGATGAAATTATAAATGAATTTAGTTTGGAGGTTGCATGAAAAAATATGAAGTAGAAATAGTATCGTTAACAACTACAGTCCTACCAATTAAAGCAGAAACTCAGGAAGAAGCCTTTGCTTATGCAGAGATAGAATTTAAAAAGCTTCGACCAGAAGATGACGTTTGGGCTGAATATGCATGGGAAATGAAACGTGGAAAACGACTCGAATAAAGACGACAAAACAGAATTACTGGCCGACATGGTTCTTATGAAAGAAACTGAACTTAATGAACTTGAATCTGACCTAGAGTACTGGCACCTTACTGTAGCTAGACTAAGTGAATTGCTAACTAAAAATGCAATTGAACACGAAATAAGCGAAGAATCTTTGGCCGAGTGGCTGCAAACGCAAGACAGGAATCTACAATGATATCTCCGATTAGTCTGGAACAAAAATTTCTTTTAGTTATGAGCTACTACCAAAACGAAGATCATCAAATATGGTTAAAAGGATCGGACGGACTTATTAAATTAGAGTCAAGACCTACTTGGGTTGACGGATTAAACTCTCTTTCTAGTATAAGAATTATTAATCAAAACTTAGGAGCAAGCTATGCTCCAAGAGACTGGTCACATGTAGTCCGCTTACTTAAGTTATATAAAGTAGATTTAGAATCTTTTGAAGAAGCTCTAGATTATAGAATTAATATGAGAATTATTCATAATTATAATAGCTTAATAGAATTATATAATATTTTTGAAAAAGAATATGTAGATTCTATTATAAAATCTAAAGGCCAAGATGCCACCAGTGGTGTTAAATCTTGGTACGATAAGTTTTTTAAAAAAGCAAAGCTTTTATCTAAAGAAACTTCTAGTAAATCAAAAGGTTCAAAACCTAATTTAACTGTAATTAAAGGAGATAAAGAGTGACTACTCATTTAATGATTCCTGATTGTCAAGTTAAAGTTGGTACTCCTAATTGTCACATACATGCCTTGGCCAGGTTAATAACCGAACATCGACCAGATGTTATTGTTAACATTGGAGATTTCTGGGATATGGAATCTCTTTCTAGCTACGCAAGTTTACAAGAACAAGAGAATCGGAGATACCAAGAAGACATTGACGCAGGTAACCGAGCTATGGACATTCTTAATAATGCCATAGCAAAAATACCCAAGTACAATCCTCAACTAGTTTTTACTATAGGCAACCACGAACATCGCATTCAGAGAGCCATTGAAAAAAATCCTATTGAACTCGACGGAGTAATAGGGTATGATGACTTTAGCCTAGACATGTGGACAGTCTATGATTTTCAAGACATTGCAGAGATAGACGGAGTGGCGTACACGCACTTCATTGCCAACCCAATGTCCGGGAAGCCTATAGGCGGTAGCATCGACAATCGCCTCAAGCAAGCCGGGTTTAGCTTTAGTACGGGACACCAACAGACATACCAGTATGGTATTAAAAGTCTCAATAACGGAGCCACAATCCACGGACTTGTAGCAGGCAGCTTTTATTTGCATGACGAAGGGTACAAAGGACCCCAAGGAAATAACCATTGGCGAGGAGTTATCTGGAAGAATAATGTTAAAGACGGAGAGTATGATATTAGTCCTATGAGAATGACTTCTCTTTTGGAAAGGTACGGTAAATGAAAGGAATTAAATATGAGTGGAGGGACTCCATTGAAAGGCACGGCCCTCCAATTTTATTAGAAGCTCCTGACAGACAATACAACTTTAGAAGTTTGTATGGGTACGCCCCCAACACAATTAATATTATTCAAAAAAATAAACACACAAGAGGACTTAAAGGCATCTCTTGTTATTCTGATTTGTTAATAATCGATTGTGATACTTTAGATGATATGGCTTTAACAAACGACCGCCTCGCAGAACTTGGTATTGCATATGAAGTCTGGTCTACCGGAAACCGGGGATTGCATTTTCATATTGACATTGAACCTATGTTTGGACCAAATACAATATGGTCCCAAATTATTTGGCTACAAGAAAATAATTTATGGGAGATTGTAGATCGTTCTATATATAGGGAGGGCGGACAAATTAGAGTTCCAGGAGCAATCCACAGGAAAACTAATAAACCCAAAGAGTTAGTTAAGGAAATACCCGGCGAGCTTCTTATAGTTAAAGAGAGAGTTAGGCCACCCGTTAGCCAGAGTTCTTCTGAAATAGAAGAAGGAACGCCAGAAGCTATTTACGAGTACATGAAAAATTTAATGTACCGAAGAGGAGAAGGTGCTAGACACACCCACCTGTTTGTTTTATGGAAGCGGGGCATTGCGGCTGGCGTCGATCCCGACACTTTGAGGGAGGACCTTAGGTGGTGGAATGATCACTTTGCTTTTCCTCCCCACACTTATAGCGCAATTGAAAGTAAGCTACGAGGGTTTAAATGATTTACGCCCTTGCTTTTTTTAGTATGTTTTTTCTTGATCTATGTTTTGGATTTTACACAAAAGCAGTTCAACTAGACAAAAAGTTTGTTGCAAGTAATTGGGCAGTTGGGATTAGCTTGGCCAATGTTTTAGCTTTTGCTAGTGCAGTTAAAGATTATAAATCAATACCCTTTGTTTTAGCCGGGGCTTGGCTAGGTACTTATTTAAGTGTTCTCATTAACCTCAAACGAAAGCGTAAGCATGAGCAAAACACGCTGCTTAAAACTTAAGAAAAAAATTCTCGAAGGAAAGATACTCAGTATCGATCCGACTTCGGGAGGATTAATTCGGACCACAAACGAAACTAGCCAAGCAGGTTGGGCGGAGTTTGAAAAAGGAAAGCTAACCAATAGCGGAGTTATTGAAATTCCTTTTCATCCTGCGAAAGAAGAAAGGTTTCGATCCATACTAGAAATTCTACAAAAAGAATTTAAAGAAACTTACGACGTACTTATTATCGAAGACATTCCTATGGCTCCTAGGCGAGGACAGTTTAATGTAAGCTCCACTCTTATTCAAGCATGCGGAGTTTATATTGCCGGCACTAGCGGGGAGCTGATTGAAATGGCAACTCATACTTGGCAAGCTATCGCCCGAAGATTGGGGGGATGGACAAAGACAGACGAAAGCGACGCAATTTATATAGGGCTTGCCGCCGTAGCATTTGCCGAAGGCTATCACCAAAAACTAAGCGAAAAGAAAAAACTAGAATTTCTTTATAGTCTTATAGATTCTTATGAGGCTTGGGATCTACCTCTTATTGCTCAACACAGGAGTACAATTAATGCAAGAACCAGTGAACATACTTGATAAACAATTAAGAACATATCGAAATCAAATTATAGGAACTTCCGAAAGAATCAAATCGTTTGAAGCCTTGATAAAAGGAGAGCAAAGATTACTTGAAAATTTAAAAAGCAAAGAAATTGAATTTAAAAAAGCCGTAGATAAACTTACAGAAAAGAAAACTGCAGGAGATAACTTATGAGAGATTACTTTCCCTTTGAGTCATTTCAAGACGGACAGGGCGAGTTAATAGATAGAATAAATTCTAATTATAATAAATACGACGTCTTTGTTGTTCGAGCTCCAGTTGCTTTTGGTAAGTCACCAATAGCCGTAGCCATTCAACAACATGAACTAGATAATAATCGGGGCTGTTGCATTCTAACACCAAACAATATGCTTCGATCTCAATACATTAAAGATTTTTACTGGCTTCGAACGGTTCGGAATCAGGATGAATACTGGCTTGAAAAATACAAGATGACCGAGCGAGAATTTCGTAAACGCATTTATAAATGGGGACCAAAAGAAAGTGAATATACATCAGATTATAAAGCAGTTAGACGTAAGGGAACGCCCGTCGTTGGTAACTTTTACACTTATATTGCTCACAAACTTCAACGAAACACTCTTATCGTTGACGAGGCGCATACCCTCCTGGGTACCCTTCAAGACATGGCTGCTAAAGTTTTATGGCAACACGAATATAACTATCCTTCAACTTTGGTTACATTTGAAGACCTTAGAGAATGGCTCAGTTCCGCAGATCCTATGGACAAAAAGATTCAACAACTTAAACAAACGGTTGACTCAGTTCATCCAGCAACTAAGCTCCAGTTCACCACATCCGCATACCGAGGAGAAGATCGAAACTGCCTCAAACTTATCCCCCTCAGTGTTGCGGACCTTCCAAGCCCGTTTTGGGGAAAGAAAGTAAAAAAGATTGTTCTTATGAGCGCCACCATCGGCGCTGCAGATATTGAAAAGATGGGGTTGGCTAACCGTAGGGTACTGTATATCGACGTTGCCAGCCCCATTGATCCTGCTCGGCGGCCCATATTGTTTCAACCTGTAGGCAATATGAGTTACCGACACCAAGAAGAAAATATTCCAGGACTGGCCAAAGAGATTGTTGAACTTGCCGACCACCACACTGACGGTAAAGGATTTGTACATGCTACTTATAGTGTAGCTAACCAGTTGAGAGAATATTTACAAGACGACCCAAGATTTATTTTTCATCGACGGGATAATAAAAAAGATGTTTACGACCGATTTTACAAGCTACCTGCTTCTTCTCAAGCAGTTATGGTAGGTAGCGGAATGTCTGAAGGTCTGGATCTAAAGTACGAAGTGGCAGAATGGCAAGCTCTTACTAAAGTTCCTTACCCAAGCTTAGCGGACCCGGCAATGCGACACCTTGCCGAGTTCGATCCTGACTTTTATAATTGGTATGTAAGTAAAGAAGTTCTGCAAGCAAGCGGTCGTATATGCAGAAGCCCTGATGATGAAGGAATTACTTATTTACTTGACAGCAACTTTTCATTCTGGTATGATAAATATCACGCTAGTTTACCGACTTGGTTTAACGATGCCGTTGAAGGCATGTAATAATAAAAAGGATTTATTTATGTATAACAATAACATATTGCCTGTTGAATACTTAAACAGCTACCCTACCGCCGTTAAGAAATTTTATCCTGCAGATAGAAACGAAAGAAAGCAAAGAGTTTCTAATAGTGAGGAAATGATTGAAGCAGTGATGGGCTTAAACGGAGAAGCTGGCGAGGTTTCGGAGCTAATTAAAAAGCATGTGTACTACGGTAAGGAATTAAAAAAGACCGAGCTTCAGGAAGAACTTGGAGATACACTACACTACTTGTGTAGAATTATAGAGCTTTCTGGATTCAGCCTACAAGAAGTTATGAATACTAACTTAGTTAAATTAACTACTAGATTTTCGGGCGGAGTAAGCGAGACTGCTGCTATATCTCAGGGAGAACGTAAATGACAGCCGGACTTTTATTATTAGCAGCCGCTACCTTGTCGCCTTGTCTTGAAGTTTTTAACAAAGCAGAAAAGAACTTTAAAGATATGTACAAGAGTACTGCCGTTGTTACAAAAGAATTTGCCATGACAGAAGTAGGACCTGTTAGTTCTATTAAAGCATTTAATGGAGGCACTTTTGTTGCTGCCCTAGTTTTTGCTCCATATGGATCTGTGTCTGCTAATGAACTTCCTTCTCACTTAGTTGTTGTTAATAAGGGAAGTTGCATAGATGGAACTAAAAAATATACTCAATGGTTGATTCTTCCTTCCGTTTTGAAGGAGAAAAAATAATGCCTATGTATGACTACCTTCCAAAATGCAAACATCTTAATACTCTTATTATGAGTTACAAAGAATTTGATGCGTTTGAGTCAGGGACATGCAGTACATGCGGCGAAACTTTTACTTCCAAAGACAGAGAAATCAGTGCCAATATTGAAGCGAGAGTGTTGGGAGTAAGAAAAGGTAACTACAATTCTAACCACTAGGAAAAGATATGCCCTCATACCCATTTACGTGTCCAGAATGTGACACCTCTGTTGAATTTCAGATGTCCATAAGTGAATATTCGGAGTGGAAGTCTGCGGGCTGTTCTTCTCCTGAATGTTATTATGTGTTAACAAAAAAAGATCGGGTCTTAACAGCGCCCAATGTTACTAGGGAAACCTATGTAATGGGAACTGTTAGGCCCGGCTTTGCCGAACAACGAGAGATAATGAAACTGGAACACGCAAGTTATAACTTACGTCCAGAAGACAGGAAAGATATTAAAAAAGAAATTTCAACTATTAAAGAAAGGGGAAAATAAGATGGCTATGCAATTGCCCAGCTTTTTCCTACGCCACGGCGGAAACTTACTACAAAAATTTACAGGATTAAAACACGAAGACGTTAATTTTGATAAGCAATATACTTACGCAGAGATTCCTGGTAAAATAATATATCGATCTGACGAAGAAGAGGTCCCCTTTATGGTGTTGGGTCCTAACAGAAGGGTTGAACTTAAATGTCGAGCTATGTTGGAGCCTAACCCTACTCTTTATAAAGTAGGAACGGTTTCTTGTCCGTCTATTTTAGAGCCGGGCGATGACATTCTTTGTTACCTCCGGGGCTACGAAGGATACTTTGAAGAACTTGAATTAGATTATTTATTTCGAATTTATTTTATCCGATAATCAGGAGACACCATTAATGACATTCGCATCTAGTTTTGCAGAAAATATATTCAAACAAAAATATAGTATGAACGGAGTGGAAAGTTGGGAGGATACGTGCGAAAGAGTGGTGGAGTCGGTCGCTTCTCAATATTTACCTAGAGAAATACGAAGTGAACTTCTTCAATATATGATAGACCGAAAATTTATTCCGGGTGGACGATATCTTTATTCGTCTGGCCGGTCCTTACACCAAGTTAATAATTGTTTTTTATTCCGGGCGGAGGATAGTCGAGAAGGATGGGCAGATATTATGACCCAAAGCACTTCGGCTCTTATGACCGGGGGCGGAATAGGAATAGATTATAGTAAGGTCCGAGAAAACGGGGCGTTAATAAAACGAACGGGCGGATTTAGTACTGGACCTCTTGCGCTAATGCAAATGGTAAACGAAGCTGGCAGGCACATCATGCAGGGCGGGGCCAGAAGATCTGCTATCTGGGCAGGACTTGATTGGAAACATCCAGACATCTTTGATTTTATGAACATTAAAGATTACGGACAAGACATTAAAACCATAAAAGAAAAAGACTTTAATTTTCCCGTGCCTATGGAAGGTACCAATATCAGTGTAATTTATGGCACAGATTTCTTCCAGGCAATGGGTGATTCAAAGTCTCCCGATTATAAGCTGGCCAAAAAAGTATGGAATCAAAACTGCCGCCAAGCTTTCAGCACCGCCGAGCCCGGCATGAGCTTTAATTACTGTAAAGATTATGAGTCCTTACGAAACGCTTGTACGGAAGTCACCTCAGAAGATGATAGCGACAAGTGCAATTTGGGCACTGTCTGGATGTCTCGCTGCGAAAACCGGGAAGAATTTGCTAGGGTATGCCACGTAGCCACAGCGTTCCTTTTATGTGGAGGTCTGTATTCAGACGTGCCATATGAGAAGGTTAGGCAAGTTGGCAGCGTCAACAACCGAATTGGGCTGGGATTGGGAGGCATGCACGAATGGCTAATGCAGCGATCTTATCCGTATGTCGTAACCGCTGAGCTACATAAGTGGCTTACAGAATACAAACAAGAATCCGAGTCAGCTTCCTACATATGGGCAAAACAATTGAATGTGCCCGTACCCAAAGGGAAGCGAGCCATCGCCCCTACTGGGACTATAGGTATCTTGGCAGAGACTACTACAGGTATTGAGCCCCTGTTCTGTAAGGCATACAAGAGACGCTACTTAGATAAAAAGGTCTGGAAGTATGAATATGTAGTGGATCCCGCTGTTAGAAGGTTACAGGCATTGGGTGTACCGTTGGAGAAGATAACAGATGCTTATGATATTTCCTTTAAGGAAAGGGTTAAGTTCCAAGCCGACGTACAAAACTATGTCGATATGGCCATAAGCTCCACCTGTAATCTACCACCTTGGGGATCCGAAGCTAATAACGAGGATAACCTTGCCGCCAATGCCCGTATGCTTCTTAAGTATGCCAAGAGGCTACGAGGATTTACGTGCTACCCTGACGGTTGTAGAGGCGGTCAGCCCCTAACTAGGGTGCCCCTGGAGACAGCCATGGCAGAAGAGGGTACGGTATTCGAAGAACGTGAAGATGAATGTTTAAACGGAGTATGTGGAGTATGACAGCCGAACTAATATCGATTACCCCGGAAGCAGAAAAGACTATGCTCTATATTGCTAGAGTGTCCAGCCCCAACCAAGAGTCGGAAGATACCCGGCTTTTGGGGTACTGCATCCGCAATGCCCATTGGAGTGTCTTTGAGCACGCCTTTATGACAATTGAAATAGAAACCAGTAGAGCTATAAGCCCTCAAATACTGAGGCACCGCTCGTTTACCTTCAGTGAATTTAGTCAGCGATATGCTGCCGTGGATCCAGCTATCCGGTATTACATAGATGCCAGACGACAGGACACAAAAAATAGGCAGAACAGTATTGCTGATATGGGGGAAACAGAAACGGAGTGGTGGCAGTTAGCTCAAGACCGAATATGGAAAGATGCTTATACGGTCTACAATTCAGCTCTTAAGCAGGGCATTGCCAAGGAGGTGGCACGGAATGTGTTGCCTGCTATGGCACCCACAAGAATATATATGAGTGGAAGTATTCGAAGTTGGATACATTATATTGAGCTTCGTTCGAGTAACGGAACTCAGAAAGAGCATATGGACATTGCGAATAATTGCAAGTCTATCTTTTGTAAGCAGCTTCCAATCATATCGAAAGCTCTTGAGTGGGCTTAAGACTTTTAGGGCACCCTTAAATCAATTTCTTTTCGCTTGCGCTTTACCTAGTTTGCCCATCTGGCCTTCCCATATATTCGTATATATATGAACATAATATGATAAACATTCGTATATATACGAACATAATATCATATGTTTAGGGTTAATCGGCACTCCCAAGTAGGGCATCCTATTAAGACTTTTCTTTTTCTTCCAGCTTATCTTTTACTTCTGAAAGATGACACGACAACTCCATCATCACATCTATTAAAGTATGTACAGTCATGGCCAACTCCGGCAGGGTCATATTATTGACCCTTCTGTGCATCCTTTTCCATTCACTCAAGCTAATAATTTTATCGTCCACTGGACCGTCTCCGTGATCTTCTTTTTCTTGAACGCTTTTTAGAACCGTCGTCACCTTCTATAGTATCGACCACTCGTTCCGCAGTCTGTGACCACTTGTAAAGACCCCCGACTAACGGAGTATAGGTCGTCGCAAAGTTTTTGGCTACCCTTTCTTTGTTTTTAAGGGAAGACCCGTCTATTAAGCCTGCTCCCACCTTAGCAAGATTTGAAAGATGAGGGGGCATGTATACGTCTGCGAACTTAGGTAAAGAGTGTATGGGGTGCATCCCGACAAAACCACCACTGCCAGCAATGAGCCTTTTAGTTGGATTTTTTTCTCCTGGAAATACTTCATCGGCGATTAAATCCATTGCGTAGAAAGCTGTTAGGGCGGGAAAACTTTTTGTAATTAATTTCATGAATCCTTTTTTTATATCTTTTCTCATTTCATAACTTGTTTCACTCACAATCGCTGCGGGGAAATCGGATAAACTTGCAATCACACTACCGGCTTCTCGGTGAAATTCTGACCGTCCTACTTTTCCGTAGATTATTTGACTTTCTGCAACAAGATATCTAGCTATTTCTCCCGTTAATTCTTTTTCGTCCCATCCCGGCTTTTCCATAAACATATCAACATTTCGTTTAACCGAAGAAGGAAGATTGTCCCTAAACTGTGTAATCTCTTTAGTTTGTTTTCCTGCCTTTAAATCTTTAACTAGAGATTTAACCATGTTTAAAGTGGCTACTCGGTTAATTTCATCGGTTTTCATATAAGCCCACATAGATCCGTGAGATATATAATCAATAGTTTGATGAATATTTCTGGTAATCTTTCCTCCTTCCATGCTATTAGTTATTCCTTCTTTCATTCCAAAAAAATCTTCGGGGCGTGGATTTACAGGCTTTATGCCATAAACATCTTCAGCTTCTTTTAAAACATTTTTCCACCCTCCTTTTTTAGCATCTTTCGCCATTTGAAGGTATGCCTTGCCTAAGTATTTTGTGCCTTCCCACCAACCTAATTCAGGAGTTGCTTTTGCCCAAGGCTGAAAAAGGTTCCGTATTAAGTTATCAATTCTAAATCCCATAACAGTTCCGTAAAAACTTTTTACAGACATGTCTACCATTTCCATAAATATTATTGGACCGGGGTTGTCCCATTTTTCCGCCAGTTCTTTTACCTTTAAATCTATACCGGCCTTAATTTTTGAGCCGTCCAATATTCCAGCTTGTCTGTGTAATCCTAGCATATCATTAATATAATTATGTATATATTTAGCTTCTTCTTTATACCCCAGACCATCTAATAAAGTTTTTCTGGCTAACATGCTTCTGGCTACAGGCTCTATAAAAATTTGTCTTCCTGCTTGAGAAATTTGTCGATTAATAAGTTTATCTATATCTTTTTCTAGTAACCACTCTGGAGTCTTTCCTCTCCGTGTGAATAGTGCCGAAACTTCCACGTTTGAAGCTCTGCCAAAAGCCTCGGAACTTTTAAGATAATCATTAATTTTATTAAAACTTGCTGCATCTTCTATTTTTAATCCTAGACTGTTCATTTCTTCAATCAATTCAATAAATTCAAGGCCCGCCCTATTACCGTTTTCGGCCTCTTCGTCTAGTCTCTTATAAAACTCTTTTATTCCAATCTCGGGATCTTCGGACTCTTCTGATACACGTTTATATTTAATTTTGTCGTACTCATCAAATAAGTCTTGATCAAAGTCAAGCTGTTTTGCTTTTTGTTTTATCGCAACAATCCTGTCTATTCCACTTTTTTTATATTGAGGAACATAAAAATCTCCTGCATCCTCAACATCAAGTCCATACTCTCTTTGAGTTTTCAATAATTTTTTAAAATTTTCTCTGTATTCGTCTACGGCTAGGCTTTCACCAGGCTTATAGTTCTTGTCTCTAACAAGATCATATATTTCTTCTGCAGTTTTTCCTTTTTGCCATCTTAACATTTTTGCTTTGTTAGTGCCGTTTTTTAATTTTCTTTCAAAGCCTGTTTGCATATTAGTTTGTTGATGAATTTTTAATAATCCTACTTGAAAATCAGTTCCTACCTTATCATCAATTTCTTGAAAAACTTGAGAGGCTCTTCCAAGATTTCTCATTGAGTTTGTAAGAGTTTGGTTTCTTGTTTTTAATAGATTCTTTTGAAAAAGTTCCTTGGACAAACCAGATTCAATTAATTCTTTTTCAATTAATTTTGTATCAACAGCTTTTTTATAATTTTGTCTATTAAGTTCAATTATTAATTCTTCTTCTATAAGAAAAGCTTCTTTAGTTTCTGAATTTACTTTAGCCGCCCTTAAAATTTTTGCGTAATCTTTCACTTCTTTTTCAATAAATTTTTGTGTAGATTCAAGTTCAATTTCTTTTAGCTCTTCGTCTGATTTCTTTTTATTTTTTTTTGTATTTGCTTTTGTTTTCTTTTTACCCTGTACTAAATTAGCTTTGTCCAGTTCGTCCAAATTTTGTTTTAATTTCTTTTCTTTTTCTGCTATCTTAACAAAATCTATAACTTGTTCTTTATAATTTCTTTTCATATGGTCAATAAATTTTAACGCTTGCATTCTTGTGTTTGGGTCATCGATAAGTTCTTGCATTCCTTCTTCTGTATTTACTCTGGCTAAAAATGTTTCGTGTTTATTATCTTTGATATCTTTTATAACTTTTCGAAAAGCAGTATCAAATATTTTTACATCTGCCATACTACCATTAAAATGCAAACTATCATCATCTTTTCTACCAATATTTAGACTCACATCATCATTATCAAGAGATGCGGGAATAGATGTTGTATTAGTAGCTTCTAAAGCACCATCTACATATACTTTTATTGAAGTGCTCGGAGTATAGGTAGCTACAACATAATGCCAATTACCATCACAA